ATCCATTAGCCGCACACTCACAACACGGTCTTGGAAGTGCCGAACTTCGAATTCGGAATCACCGTAGGCAATCCATCTCCCTCCGCCTTCGCTGGGAATGGGAACTGCAAAGGTCACCACGCCAGAAGAATCGCTTTCAGCGAAAGCACACATACTGCGAAGGGTCTTGTCGCGCGTCTCAAACTGGGTTGTTACGGGCTGTCGTTCTTCGGAGTTTGCACGCTCCAGGTATCCACCCGTGGAATACTCCACCCAGTCGGCGTCTTCGGCGTCTTCTTTGAGCCTGCACGTCAGGGTAATGCCCATGCAGCCAGCGATCAAATTGTGAACCCCGTCAACATCCACGATGTCCTGGAAAGAGTATTTCTTCAGGTCAATCGCGTGTGCTTTGAATGTTGCCCAACTCACGTTGATATTGAGCATTATTCCTCACTCCATTCGATCGAAATGCAGAATTGGTTACCAGCAAAACTCACGCTATTGAGGTTCACGGCTACAACCTCAGCCACGCCCCTGAGGACAAGCGGGGCCTGGTCTCCGTCTGAGAATCGCCAGACCAACGGAGTAACGCTTGTTGAAGACGTTTGCGGTATGAAGATCTTGCTCGTCTTGATATTTCCCACAAGCGTTCCTGTGGTCGGGTTTGCGGTGTAGGCTCGCACAGTCGCAGTAGCCGCAGCCGTGGCGCTATCCATCGGGACGTTTGTAAGTGTCGTGCTCGTCCCAGCGGTATTCGCAGTACTCCGCTTAAGCAATACGATCGCGCCAACGGCGGCTGTCGTCTGTGTTGCCGAAATCTCGATCTTTTTGATGATAACAGTCTTTGTCGCAGATCCAGTGATCGTAAAGAGGTCGGTGGCAGTGGTTGCGGCAACAAGATTGAGCGTCGAAGCCGAATAGGTCGGGGCCTGAGAGTTCGGAGTAACAACAAGCCTTCCGCGAGAGTCGGACTGCATGTCTGTGCGGTAAGACGCCAGATAGGTGGGAAGCGTCCCAGAATATACAGCTCCGACCTTGATCGGATTTCCGCGATCAACCTGGGTCGCCGGAAGATTGCCTTGAATGGCAAGCGGCTCACCCGTGCAGCCGTTTGTCAGCTCGACCTGATCGATGTTGTTGAACTGAATCCAATCGATGCTGATTGAGTTTGTAGCTGAAGCAGTCCCTGTGTTGATGACCTGAACCCCTTGGGTCATGGAATCATATGGGCCAGGGATATGATCTTGATGAATCGCAACGATTACGCCGTTGATGACAAATGTGACCTGGTTATTGGTCACATCGATTTCATACTTCTGCTTCGTTGAAGTCGGAATCAGTCCGGGGATAGAAATCGTAGTGCGCTGCGTGTCTGCCGCAGCCGAACTGCTGGCGGTGACGCAGTCGACGGAAGTGTTTGTCGTACCGTTGAATTCAAAGCGCGCGCAGTATCCTGCCGTAGCGCCCATGGTTTGCTGGAATCCAACGCTTACAGTCTGGTTCGTTGGACGCGCCGTCATCGAAGCGGCGAATGCTCCAACGAGCGGGCCATAGTCTCCCGCGCGGTAAATGTAGCTTGTGGACCCGGATGTAACCGGGGCGGCTATAGTGAATAGCGACGAGGCGACGGATAGCGTTGCGCCAGTGCCCGTAACTGGGAGCCAGTTTGACTTTACCGCCGCAGCCGAGGCTGTCGTCTCAGCATAGGCCGTTTCCAGCGTTGCACTCGTATCGCTATCGATCGAATAGACTCGGGCATAAAGAGTATCCGCATCTGCGGACTTCTTTACGTAGTCGCCCATCTTAAGACCTGCCCAAAATCCAGTGCCCGTAATGGCAGTTCCACCGCTTGTGAAACTGACCGTACCAATGGAAGCAGAAAGAGCAGCGCCTGGGAAGTCTTCGCGGAGCGAGCCTTCATCCGTTGTTACTGATGCGTGGACTTCCATGCGCCCCGAAGCATCCACCATCGCATTCGATGTTCCGCTAATGTCAGAATGCGGATCGGGAGAATAGCTGTTGGTAAGGTATAGACTTTGAGTGACTCCATTCGCGAGCGCATCAAGCTTGGTGTCGATCGACGACAGGCTGGCGTTCCCAGTGGTCTGGTTCGCAGCCGTGGATGCGCCAGACGGCAGCGGAAGTGACGCGGCGGAAACGGGCTGAGTGACTGCAGAACCGTCAACCTTAAGCGCACCAGATACCGATGAGATCGGGTTTCCCGTTCCATCGTTTAAGTCCACGTTGACCTTGCCATTGGCGTCTGTAGAGAACGTGGTCAGGTTTCCAGATCCGTTTCGACCTGCGACTTGCATGGCCGTCGTCGATGCCGCAGTGGCAGTAGTCCCCGTGGCCTGATCTTTCGTCACCCATGGAGAGGTCGTCTGTGTGACGGAGACGCTTCCGCTTACGGGTTGGGTTACGCCGCTTCCGTCCACCTTTAGCGCCGTCATCGAGGCTATGCCTTGGACCGTAATGACATCGCTACTAGCTGTGCCCGCAGTACCCAGTGCAGGCTGTTTGGCTGAAGTGGCGGCACCAGACGGCAGCGGCAGCGCGGATGCGCTGATTGCGAAGGTGCCAGAGCCAGCGTTAGCCGTAACAGTTCCGCTTACGGGCTGGGTGACTGCGGAACCATCGACTTTTACCGCCGTGGAGTTTCCTCCCTGGACGGTGACAACATCAGCGGAAGTCAGGGCGCGAATGGAGCGGGGGTCGACTTGCACCCCCGCCACATTCACCCCAACATCAAGAGCACGCTTAGTCCCGTTGACTTGCGATGTGATCGTGTTGCCCGATCCATCGGCTAAGATTGCTAAATCGTCTTCGGTGTTAAGCGTAAGGCTCATAGTTCCTCGTTAGCTCAAGGACGTGACGCGCATCGCGCCGGAAGCCGAATCCCAGATAGCGGAAATGGCCCCGGTGTAGTTCGGAGAAGCGGACTCGTAATAGCCCTGCTTCTGGATCTTGACCGTGAACGCAGAAGTCGAGGCGGTCGCTCCGAAAGCCACGTAGCAGGCAGAGTTTGAGTCGTTATAAAGCATGAAGCCCTTACGAGCGGCATTGGAGCCAAGGATCGAAACCGAACTAGCAGATGCGCTAACCGACGAAAGCGAGGAGCTAGAGGCAGCCGCAGCGGACACTTCAATCGGGGTCATCCCCGAAACGCCCTGAACCGTGATTACATCGGCAGAAGCAGATCCAGCCGTTCCAAGCGCGGGCTGCTTAGCCGCAGTAGCCGCTCCGGTGGGAAGAGGCAGGGAGCTTGCGCTGATCGGCTGGGTGTGAGCCGAGCCGTCCACTAGGAAGGTTCCAGTGCCAGCGTTAGCGGTGACAGTGCCGGACACGGGCTGCGTATGAGCAGACCCGTCAACCAGGACCGTGCCGCTAACGGAGACGCTACCGGAAACCGGCTGAGTAACGCCGCTACCGTCCACCTTGACGGCATTCGTATTACCGCCTTCGACGTTTACAGTACCAACTACGCCAATATTACCATTGGCATCTTCATTGAAAGTTTGACTAAGAGCCATTTAGATCGCCTCCATGATGTCAAGATTGACCGACCCCGTTGTGCTCACGGCGTGAACCGATCCCCTCCACAGTTCAAAGCCGCTCAACGTAAGCATCGCCCCGTTATTCAGTGGGATTCCCTTCCCGATTTCCGCAGACAAACCATATTGAACCCAAACCCGTTGCCCCGAGTTGTTGATCAAATGTGCGTATGCCCTACTTGCATTCGCCGCTAAAACTTCGGTGCTGGTAATTGCATTGATAGCGACCTGAGTGGCCGGTACCGACGCAGTATCAAAACCGAAATTAATCGTTGATGATCCACTGCCCCCTACGATGAGCGTTCTAACTGCCGGGGCTCCAGCTACTTCCGCAAACTTATCGAACTCCCGGGCGTTGATATGACCTGGGAGAATCATTTGGCCTTACCCTTCGGGACCGCCTGTTTCACGATGATCGCGTCCGTCATGATCCAAGCCACATGCATCCCATCCGCGAAGTACAGCGAGAGGATCCTGACCGGGAGCCTGATCGACTTAATTTGAGCCTCTAACCCCTCGGGGCTATCCGCCTGCAGGAAGGTCAGCTTCCCAAGGTTATTGAGGTTCTCAAACATCGGTGATCAAAGCTCCCGGCCAGGTATCTCAGTTACCTAGGCGATTAGGCCGCAGCCTTAACCTGGACGACTTTCTTGTTACCGTTGATGCCAAGCGAGGCACCGAAGATGAGGTCGACCGAGATCACATAACCGAACTTGAGGTTCGAGTGCAGGTCGCTCACCTTGAAGGTGGCCTGGGTCTGGGTCACCAGGTGCATGAAGTCGGGGTGGAAGAAGATGCCCGAGGCAGCAGTGCGGCTGTTGTCTTCAAGGATGTTGAAGCCGAAGCGGGGGGTCGCGATCTGACCACCCACGGTCGGGGCATCCTGACCGACATACTGGCTGTTGACCATGGAGGTCGTGCCGAGCAGGTCGTTCATGTAGTCCGGGTTGATGAGGCCCCACCAGCCCTTATCCCGGAGCCACTTGGCCTTGGCGGCCTTACCGCGCACGTCCAGCAGGACGGAGGCGTCAAGGTTAGCGGTGCTCGCGATGACGTGGGTCGAGTGCGGGACAACGAGGCTATACAGATAGTCGTTGATCTGCTTTTCAACCGCGAAAAGAAGAGCGGCGCGGATCTCGCTGTTCTGAGCGCCGATCTGGGACTGGAGGTCAACGAGGCTCGCGAACTCAAACGCAGCGACAGCCCGCTTGTTGGCGGTAATGTCGATGTACTGAGTGGTCAGCGAGTCAGTCGTGAAGCTATCGGCATCAGTGCCAACGGTCTTCAGCGCGCCCGCGGGGGCATTGATCTCAGACACGCGAACGCGGTCACCCATGGCCTGGATCTGACCCTGATAATCCTTATTGACGAGGCCGCCCAAGAGGAGCGACTCGCGCAGTTCCTTCGTAAAGAGCGGGCTCCAGAATTTCTGTACCTGGTTTGCGACATCGGTCGTGGTAATAGCAGACATTTTCCCATCCTTCGTTGGATGGGGGCGTCGAGCGGTGAGGGACCGCGCCTAGTTATTATTTCTGGATCACTTCCGCAGCTCTAGCTTTCATCTCCTTGGTTGGAAGCTTTAACCACTCTTCATAGGTGAGGGCTGCTCCCGTTCCTCTAGCCGCTTCCGCTGGAAGCCTTGGACCGCCGCGCTTTTCAATAATATGCGGGTAGGTCTTTTGAAACTTCATTGCTACGGCCTGAACGCTTGCTGGATCGGGGCGGCCCGTTTCCGGGTTCATCACGATCTCATCAATCGGCAGAAGTGCTGAATACTGCTCCGGTACTACTCCGCTTACTGCATCCAAGAGTGCGCGACGTTTGACGTTATTAGCGAGCTGAGACTTTATTGCTTGGGTTTCTGCAAGAGCCTGTGCTGCCTTTTGCTCAGCCTGGGTTTTCTCTTGTTCCCTGAGCGCTGCAAGTTCCTTCCAGTTCTCTTTATCCTTGAGAGCCTGTTCTTGGGCTGCACGCTCTTGAGCCAACCGATCTTCGGCTTCCTTGCGAAGTTTCGCTAGTTCCTCGTCTCGAGACTTCTTTTCCTTCAAAAGCTTTTGATAGCTTTCATAGGAAACGGTCCCGGACTCAGTCGTCGTATTGTCGGATTGTTTCTTCTCTTCGCTCCCACCGGAAGCTTGAGCGGCCCCACCGGAGCCTTGGATGGTTTCAGACATTGATAGTAACTCCCCTTTCACTTTTTAGTCAAATTCGCCCGCACCAAGTTCTTGACTTGCGCCTTAACCTGATCCTGTACGGCCTTTAGTTCCGCATCAGAGGGGTTGATGAACGCCCGTCCCTGATCCGTAACATACTTAGCTACTTGCTGATTATTGAGTTGCTGCTTTCGCCCCGGATCCTTGCGGTCACCCTCGGGCGCGATCTTGACCTTATTGCCTTCGATGGGGTGCGCCTTGATGCTATCGAGGAGCTGGCCTGATCGGGTTAGGTTAGACTTCCCAGGGGTCGTAAGCTCGCTGAGCTTGCCTTTTCGTTGCAGCCGTTCCCTCTCCGCTATAGTGCTTCCACCGGCATTCAGCTTCGCTGCAGCATTCTCAGCATTAGCAATGCCCTTAGCCCCAGATTTTGAAGACTGGTTTTTGAGGTAAGAATTTAACCCTCGCTCCACCTGAGCGTTTAGCTTACTGGCTCCAGCTTTCGTGAATCCTTTGAGCGGCTTTAGCGGGTGGTTCGCCGTACCGGGATCGTCCACTCCCTTCCCAAGTCTTGTCCTAAGCTTGATTTTGGAAGCCAGGAAATCCCCGATCTGCTGCCTCACCTCGGGACTTCGAATCTGCTCTATGGCTTTCGTGAGCGCCACGGCGATACGCTCGGCCTCGGCAAAGTTTTGAGCAATGGCTTTCGGGTTCTTAATCGCCAACTTAGCCCCCTAGTCCATGGGTGCGTAAGATGGCAGCGATCTCTTCTGGGTCTAGGTCTTGAAGGTCCGTCTGAAAGCTCAGCGACTCGCCTTCTGCAATGACCTGGGTGGCCGCCACTTGCTGCCGATGGATCTGATCATCAATCGGGTGCTGAGCCAAAATGTCCTCTAAGGCCTTGGACTCGATCCCCATGAAATCGCGAGCGCGTTCGGGATGGGGCGTCTGGCTTCCATAGGTGCCTCGCACGTTGCCATCTGCAATGGCGTTTTCCTTAGACCCCTTTTCATACCCAATGACGATATGCCCGGGGCTGTCCTCCAAGAGTTGCAGGCTCGATAGCATGTCGCCGGTCTGGGTCAAATCGACCTTATTGCCCTTGCCAGCGATCTTAAAGTCAATCGAGTGCTTATATGTGTCTGAGTACCCTGGGAATGGCTCCCCATTCTTGTCTAGGCCCTTTAAGGTCCGCTCGCGGATGTGCTCAATGATGTCATCTGCAATGGCGCGCCTCTCGGGCTCGCTATAGCCGGGGTCTATCCGGACATCAAAGTGCTGCCATTCAGTTGGCATTCATCTGGCCCTTTTGCATCATCGAATCCCCGCCCATCTTCATGGCTCCGCCATCCGCCTGATCCGCCGGGTCGGTCTGATCCTCCTGGGCACTTTCCGGATCCTGCGGGTCTCCACCTTGGGGCTTCCCACCCATAGCAGCCTGCATGTCAGCGATGTTGACCGTCTTTTCTTCCTTGATCTCGCCCATCAGCTCTTCCACCTGGCTGTCATCAAGGTCAGGGTTAATTGCCTGAATTGCTCGCTTCTGAGACTGAAGGCCCGCTCCGAGCTTCTTAATCTCGTTATCGATCACAACCCCAGGCTCAAGCTCCGGGCGCTGCTCAGCGATTACAGTGGTCACCTTCGCGCCAGGCGAGAAGCTCATCTTCATTTCAAAGTCAGGATCCTGCATCCAGATGGGGTGATAGTTATTGATGATCAGATCCCACAGCTCGCATTCGGCGTCTTTGAAGAACGGCACCTGCTTTTGGCGGTCCTCGCTGGTGTCCATTTCATCAATGGCCTTAGCGATGCCACTCGCCGCGTTTTGAACGCTAAGCTGCCCCATGCCGCCGGCCTTAATATTTCTGGCCTGCATCCACATGGTGAGCTGCGTTTCAGCAAGCTTTAGGATCTTATCAGTATCGCCTTCGGGTTTAAGAACTCCGATTGAAGGCTTGCTATCTGGCTTGGAGGGATCGGATTTGAAGTTCCAAAACGCATTGGGCGCGCGAGTCAGATTGTCGTCATCTAGGTCAACACCGTAGACGATCGGAAAGCTTGTATACATGCTCACATAGTTACAGTCAGACAAAAGCACCGGGATGAGCTTTGTCATCTGAAGAGTATCTGTGTCTGGGCGCGGGATCAGATCATGCTTTGACTTGCGGATATAAACGCCGGGGATCTTTCCAATCGGATTGATCCCTGCGGTGTTATCGAGCTTTTGCATGATCTCAGTGCGAACGACCCCGCGCTCATCAACCGCCAGAAACTCCTCGTCGGTATAAACATAGAGGAGCGTGCGAGCTACCATCGTATCGGCCTTGCCAGACTCATCCATGAAGGTGCCGATGATCTCGACATAGTGGGTAACCTTAAGCGGATCAAGCGGGTCTAGGCTCATGACAAAGAAGCGGTCATAAGGCATCACGCGAAGCCGCGGCTTTCCTTCGCATAGATAGGGCTTAAGAAACGTCCCCTTGAAGAGATTAAAGAACTCGTTAGCGATTCCCATGCTCGTATTCATGCATAGGCTTTCCTCGTAAAACGCGAGAAGCTCTTTGTCTGAATCCGAGGCTTCGCCAGACGGAGTCGTCACCGTGCGCTCAGGGGCCTTGGCATAGAGCTTTGAAA